CAAAAGTTGCATAATCAACACCATAAAAACTAATATCATAATTATTATCAGACTCTGTTAATTCATAGTTTAAACTATTAAATAATTCTCCATTGCCTTTTTTGTCTTTAGTTAATTCAGCTCTTGCTCCTTGAATAACAAAACTTCCAAACTTTCTAAACTCTTCTGATAGTTCTCTTAACATATAGTCATGTCATTAGGTACTAATACATTAAAAGTTGCTGTAACACCAGCTAACTTATTTTCAAAACGATCAACAAAAAACTCTAATTGTGGATTGCCTTCTAGCTGATATTTTTCTACATATAAATCTCCTCTTAATAATAACTCTAGCAATCTATTGGCTACAGCCATTTGCGTGTTAAGTACATCTTGCTCATTGCTAGTACCTCTGAAATCAGCTGGTGTGCCTTCTGGAAACTCTTTACTCTCATCTACTATATCCATGCATAATACCGATACTTGAAAATTCCATACATTACTCTGCATAGTTGCTCCTGAAATCATTACATGAGATAATGGAAAGATAGTTTGCTTGTTTAAGTCTACTTCAAAAATATCTCCATAGGTTACAGTATTAACAAAAGCATCTAATTGTAGAGTTTCTCTTATTTTGTTAGATAGGTTATAAAATCCTTGCATATTATTTAAATTTGTTTTTAATCATTGTATTCTCTAGCTGTGTTTTTTCCTTTTCAAAAGCTAAATACATTAGGCATTGATGAAGGGATAACTTTGTAACCTGTTCAAATTTTGTAATGTCGCCTTGAGCAAGTGTATAGAGTTCTGAATAGCTTCCCCATTTTCTGCTAAATCCACTCCTTGCATCTGTGCCTGTTTTATCTCCTTCTCCAAATAATTCGGTATAGATTTCAGCAATGCGTTGGTTAAATTGTAAAAAAAAACCATCGCTCCAAGTACTACATCAAGTGGCATATCTTTCATCATTTCACTATACTTGTGGCTTCCCTCATAATCTTCTATTAAGTATTTAGAGTTTAGCTTTTGCTTAACTGGTCTAAAAAGAACAGCCATAGCTTTATGCATATTTCCCCACTCGTTTATGTAGCTTGTAACATCTTTATTTTCTCCATAGGTAATATCATCTAGCTTTGGAATAAATCCGTATAACACACCCTTCATTTTAAACGTAGGGATAAACTCATGTTTTTTATCAAAGAGCTTATTAATAATTGATAATAGATTATCTACATCCTTATCTTTTATCTTACCTAATTCTTTAGTATTGATATTTAAGATGCATTTAAGCATGTCCTCATTATCTGGATTTTCTTTAATTAATAACTCTTGATAGTTTTTAAGTTTAACCTCTCTTAAAGAACTAGGAACAGATACTTCTACTTGCATATACTATTTTTTTATATAACAAAAAAAGGATTACTTTGTATAAAGCAACCCTCTTTTCAACTAACCATCAACTAAAATTATCTTAATGTCTTATGTAAATATAAATATAATTCTTCTATTTTTTTATGTAATATTTTATCTTGTCTGTATGTTTCATTTCCTATTTGTATTTTACCTTCTCTATGTATCTCTAATTTAACCTCTGGTCTTCTTGTTCTTGTTAATGGTTTTACTATTACCTTAATGTCATTTTTAAAACACCAACTAATAGCAGCTTTTACGTTTCTTGTCATTTAAACAAGTTAATCATTATTGCTGGAATAAACATAGTAGCTATTAAACAAATTATTTGATATATTCTTGTATATAGTTTTCTATAGTAAATGTTATCTGTGTATTCTTTTAGTGTATATACTTTTGTTGTGTTGTTTTTTGTTACTATTACTTCGTTTTGTTTTACCTCTATCATATCTAAAATATTAAGTTATGTATAATAGATTCAAGCGATAATAATACTACACTTGCAATTAATAATACAAATGAAAATAATAATAATGTTAAGTAGTGTTTTAGTTTTTTCATTGTTTATATTTTTTTAAGTTCTTTATGTACACTATCGTAAATATCTTTAGCGTCTTCTCTGCTGTTGTCATTTAACATTGATGCAATTAAACACGATATAAATATTTTTCTTTTATATTCTGGTAACTCTAATAAATGAGATAATAAAGTTCTTTCGTAATCGTTAATTTCGTTTTCCATTGTTTTGTTTTTAGTTATTAATTATACTGCAATATATAACTAATTATTTAATTAACAAAATTATTAATAACTTTTTTTTAGTAAATGTAATATTGACCCTTATTAGGATTCTCTAATTGTGAAGTGATAGCATACCTCATCGCATCTATACAATGGTTAAAAGCATCTATTGGTTTATTAAGTGTTTCTCCTTCTTTGTTCTTTAACCAAATGTAGTTCTGTAGTTCTTTGATTAAGTTATGACTTCTATTAGTTATGTAGATTTCATTTTGATTGATCAGATTAATACCATACACTATTGAGTCTTTACCTTTCTTTACTGGCATTATTAAATGACCATAGCTTGACAACTCTGCAATACTTTTAGGTTCTGCTGAATCTGCATATATGATTTCTTTTGCTTCGTGTGTTTTAAGTAAGTTACTTATCTGACTATTAAGTAAACCTCTTTGGTATATTACCTCATCAAAGATATAAGCGTTGTTATATTTGTAAAGTGCTATTAATGTTGAAGGATCATTAGTATAACCAAAATCCATTCCGTAACAAAGTAGCCTAGCTTCATTGGGTAAGTCAATAGGCTTCCAGTCTTTTATACAAGCACCTTCTAAACTTCCTATCTCTCCAAGCCCATATACATTCCACCAGTTATTCCAATAGGTAGATGTCTTTGCTTTGTCTTTAGCTTTCTCTATGTCTTTTACTATTGTGTCTGGTAATGCTTCGTTGTCTAAATAAGTAAGCTTTATAAAGTCTGCATCTTCTTTGCCTTGTAGTTCTGTATGCGCCCAAAATGACGAGGTAGGGTTGAAGTCAATCCATATCTCGCCAGATGTTCTTATTGCTAATTGGTTGTATGCTTCGTATGGTATATTGTTAGCTTCGTTTACATATAGTGTGTGTCTTCTTGCTCCTCTTAACTTGTCTGCTGATTCAACACTAAAGAACTCTATATAACTTCCGTTTGCAAACTTATACTTAAGCATTGACTTATTATATTGCATATCATTATAACGATTAGTCAACATCATAATCTTTAAGAAGTCTTTTAAAGCACCTCTACGTAAATGTGGTATACTCTCACTTACTACGCTTATTTCTACGTTAGAAGTCCTTATAGCCCTATCTATGAGGATAGGTAGTATACCAAACGTCTTACCAGCAGATGTTCCACCTTGAACTATCTTTTTGCGTTTCTTTAGTTTAAGAAGTTTTTTAATTGCAGTTGTTACTACAAACATTAATCAATAATATTAAATAAAGGTTGCTCTGTATTTAATGTGATGTCTTTTGTTTCTCTTGGTTTGCCTGCATAATAGTGATAGAACATTTGTATAAACTTAAACTCTCCAGATTCTATTCCTTTTTTAAGAGCTTCATACGCCTTAGGTTCTAATGGTGTTAGTCTTTCAATTAACTTTACCTCTTCGGCTTTTGGTTTTCTACCACCGTTTGAATGACCACCGTTATTTTTCCTTCCATCCATATTTGAATAACTTTGAGTTCAATTATTTTTTATATAACAAATATATTGTGTTTTTGTTATTATTAAGTCTTTAGCATTCTAACCATCGCATCAATTCTTAGGTTAGCTATGTCTAGTTTTTCTTCAGGTATTTCTTTTATTATTTTAACTAAAGAGTTGTATTCTTTTCTTGTTTTAGCATCTTTGATACTATCGTATTTGCTTTGTAATTTATAGTAGTCTTCTTTTAATGTATTGTATCTATCTTCTACAGGTATGTATTCATCACTGTTTTTTATTTTTCTATATACTTCTATGTATTCTGGGTTATATCTTTCAAATGTAGGGAAAACATTTTTAATACCATGTAATACTGTTGCGTGATTTAATTTAAGTGTATCTCCTATTTCTTTTAAAGATAGGTGTGTTCTATCTCTACATATTTTGAAGTATATAGCTCTTGCATAAACATTTTTCCGTTTTCTACTTTTAGCATTTATCTCTATGTTTAATTCTGTTTCTATTAACTGTTTAATTTGTTGAGTTGTCATTTATTTCGTTTATGTGTTTTATTATTTCTAAGTATATTAAAAATTCTATGTATTGTATTGCTAAATTAATACCAGCACATTGTAAATACATTTGTTTATCTTCATAATCATTTAAGATAATCTTTAGTTCTTCTAAGTCTGTACCTTTTTCGTAATCATATAATGCTAGGTTGTAAAACTCTTTAACTAAATCCTTATCTTTTTTTTTCATATAGATAATACCTCTTGCAATAAATTCTCTGGTTTAATGTACGAAGAGTTTTTGTATTTAAAGCTTTGTATAATATTATCTAATATATATTGTTTTGTTCTAAAGTTTTCTATGTATGCGTAGTTATTTTTTAATTGTACAAAAATATAATAATCACTAGTTAAATGGTTTTTTATTTTATCTATAGAGCAATTAAATGTATAAGATTTTTTACTTGTTGTTTTAACTTGATATTTAAAACCTTTTTCATCAGCGTAATCTATTTTATTATAATCTCTATCAGCTTTTTGTTTAAACAATTGTTCATCATTATAATTTACTTTAAACCAGTGTTCAAATACTTTTTCGCCTATGCAACCTACTGATTGGTTTTTTAAGTTATCTGGTATTTTAATTTTTGCTAAATATGTTCTCATTCTGTTCCTGCTATTATATGGTCTGTATTTTTTACAAAGTTGTTATTTATTATTTTACCTTTTCTATTTGCTATTTCTAACCAAGCTCCTTCTATTGCTGATTCTATTTTAAATCCTCCCAGTTCAGATAAAGAAGTTAACACTACAACAATGTCCCCTACTGCATCTAACATCTCTAATTTATCTTGTTTTAATATTGCTTCTGCTAATTCTCCGCATTCTTCTTGAAGTTTTATGTATTGTGTTTTTACATCTCCTTTATCTAATATGCCTTTATCTTTAGCCCAATTTCTTATTTCGTTAAATTTCATAATGTTATTTGTGTTTTTATATATTTACTTGAATTGTAATTTATTAATGTGTTATTTTTTAACTTTGGCAATTGGTATGTTACAGCTTTTAAATACTGTTTTACTTCCCTTATTTGATTTGTATATATATGAGCATCTGCTAAATTAATGCCTAATTTATTTGGTTGTAAATTTGTTGCTTTACTAATTTCTATTAAAAATAATGCACCAACAATAATATCATAAGGTAAACCTAAAAACATATCTGAACTTCTAAAATGCATAGTCATATTTAATTTATTGTTTTGCTTTACAAAATTAAATTGAGTATAACAACAGGGTAAAGCTTGCTCTTTTAATTCAGAAGGGTTCCATAAAGTAATAACGGCTCTCCTAGAATTATTATTAATTTCTTTTATACAATATTTTACTTGGTCTATGACTGAATTAAAATTCCTAATCTGATATCCATATACTTTCCCCAAAGTATTATTATCCATTAAAAAATCATCCCACCAAAATATATTATGTTTATGTAAAAAATCTAAATCTGTACGGCCATTATATATCCATTGGAATTCAGCAAGTGCTTTTTTAAAAAATATTTTTTTTCCTGTAATTATTGGAAAACCTAAATTTAAATTAATATTAAATGTTTGGTTAAATAGCTTAACTGTATTAACTCCTGTGCGATTAGATGTTTCAATACCTTTGTTTAAACATTTTTGCAATAATTTTTTATATTTTTTTTCAAATTTACTTATCATTAATTTTATCTTTATTTTTTTGAATATATAAAATAGCATCCATTAATTCTTCCTGTAAGTGATTTAACCAAATTATTAAATCTGAATTATCATCCTGCATTGTTATTCCGTATTTTTTAAACCCTACATCTGAACGCTGTATAAATTTGTCTATTACTTTTTCTACTACAGGGTCTCTTAGCTCTATATGTTTTTTTTTCATTTTGTTCTTAACTTTAAAAGGTTATAGCATTGTATGTATTTTAACTTTGCTTTTGATTTGTATATTGTTTTAAATAGTTCATATGTCTTTTTTGTAAATTGATAATGTGTCTTGCAATCTTTAAACAATCTTTTTGCATATGCCTTTCCATAACCTTTACAATAGTTTACATTGTCTGCACTATCTCCAACTATCATTTGCTCATAGAAGTTATATAAAGCATCGTAAGGACTTATATCTATTATCTCTTGGTGTTTGTAGTGATAGTTATACATAAGGCAAGGTAGTTGTTTATAATCCTTATCAAGTGATACTATTATTACATTGTTGTGTCCTAATTCGTCTGTAAGTGTTTTCCAATACGTTGCTACTAAATCATCTGTCTCAACACCATAAGAATTTTTAGTAGAGTATATCTCTGCTATGTGTTCGTGCATCTCAAATAGTAATTTAGGGTGTTCTTGTTTTTTTCTGTTTGCTTTGTAGTTTGGGTCTAATAGTTTTCTAAAATTACCTTTGCTATTGTTAAAAGTAATTACTCTTTCAATTTCGTAGGTTTCTTCTAGTCTGTTTACAATTGACATAAATACCTCATCAAACTTACCTATAGCTTCATCAAGTATGTCATCAACACCACAACAAGAAGAATAGACTAAACTGTCAGCATCAAATAAAACTACCATTGTTCCTCAATTATTTCTATAGCTTGATTTTCTAACTCATCAATTACTTCTTGTTCTAGTATGTCTATAATGTCTTGTCCTCCACATAACACTTGAAAACAATTAAAATCACTACTAAAATCTGGATACATATAACTACCATCTTGTCCTTTTTGATATTCTCCGACAACAACTAAAGCAATGTTATCATATTCTACTGTTATTTCTTTTTTCATTTTGTTTTGTTTTGTGTAAATATAAACAATTTTGTTAATATATACTAGTCTTCTTTAAAATCTTTTGTTGCTTTAGTTAAAAATTCATCAATTCCATCTACTCTTTTTGATAGCTTTTCTATTGCTACATATAAAGTGGCTGCTGTTGATTCAAGGATTTTAAATCTTTCTTTGGTTGTGTATTTTTTATTTTTCATAATTCCATTAGTTTATTAATTACTGTATGTCCTCCTAACACTACTGCACAAGCAATAGCTGGTTTTTTTCCTCTTTTAGCGTAAGCCATAGCATAAGCAGTTGCGTCTATTCCACAACCAACCTGTGTGCCAAATACTTTAAAGTTTTGACCTACATACCACTCTGTGTAACACTGTGTGTGCAAATGCCCTTGAATTGTACTTTGCATATCTGCCCTACATTTAGTTCTTGCAGTCCCAGCTTCTCCGTGTATATATTGAACTTCATCAATTACAACTCTATCAACAAACTTCCATTGAGGTACTTCCAATACATCTTTGTAAGCCTTTATCCATTTTTTTGGCACAGCACTTGTTTGTGCTTTACGCATTATAAGTCTATCGTGGTTTCCTATTGTTACGTGTGCTTTAGGAAAAGCTTGATACCAATTAGCTATTTTACTTATTGCAAGTTCTAACTCTTGACCTCCTCCAAGACCATCAGCATCTGATTCGTGGTAACTACTATAATGGTTGTCTATTACATCTCCTATAAATACAACTCTATTACAATTGTACTTTGCATAAGTTTCTTGACAATGTTCTAAATAACCATCTAAACAGAATGGCTCGTGTAAGTCTCCTATGACAAGTACTCTTGTTTCTTTCTTGGTTATGTTCTCGTAAGCTACTTTTTTGTTTCCGTTAATACGTGGTCTAATTTCCATAAGTTTTATATAAAGAGTTTAATTCATTAGTTATACTTCTGATACAACTCCCACAAGATGTCATTATTTTTTTATCGCTAAATACTCTGTTGTATATTTTTAATAATTTTTTTTGTTCTTCTGGTTTTACTCTTGTTCTATGTTTTGAAAACCATTCTTCTAAATAAATATATTCGTTTTCTAGTAAACATTTTGGACGTTTATATCTAAAGGCTTTGTTTAGAGCTTCTTGTCGTTCATCACAACCACAATCTTCTCCAGCTATAAACTTTACAGCTTTAGCTATTCCTGTGGCTTTAGTAATCTTGGCAATGGTATCTCCTAACCCTTTTGATTGTTTGTCAAAATTTGCTTTCCATTCTTTGTAGGCTTTTGTGCGTTTGTCTTTTGGTTGTTTCATATTAAATTATAGTCTTCGTTTTTAAAATCTTCGTAGTCTTCACTAAACTTTTCTCTCATTTTATCTTTGCCTTTTTTTAAAGTATGAAATATATTAACAGAACTTATAGAAGTATCTTTTGCCATACCTCTTATACTTAATTCAGTATCTCTATATAATTTATAAATACTTTTATCATACCAATGCCAATTTTCTAATTCTTCATCCATTTTTTTACATAATTTCCAAAATGCTTCCTCTTTATCTAAATTATCATTATCAGTAAATTTGTCTAAATCTTTTTCTGGTATTTCTATAAAATTTTTATCTTTAAAAAACTCTTCTATTTGTATTTTATTAACTTTATTTTTTGAATTAATATAACTTAAAAAAACAGAACGAATTACAAAATACATGTATCCTTTTGAAATAATTCCTTCATTAAATAATTTTTCTTCACTTGCATACATATGCAATTTTATATAAGATTCTTGAACTATATCTTCTGCGTAATCTTTAGCTCCTAATGTTTTTGCTATTTGTACCCACTCTTTATGATATTTTGCTACTTTATTCAACCAATTTGCCATACTAAAAACTTACACCTTTTAAGGGATTATATAAATCTCCAACTATCTCTGGTAGACCTATGTTGTTAACTTTAAAGCTAAATGTTTCAAAAGCGTAACCTCTGCTTCGTTTACATTTAACCGTTATCCAATCCTTGTTTACTGTGTTTGTTTCTAATTGTATTTGTGTTTCTGTTTTCTTTTCTAAAAAACTACCTAAATGTCCAGTTGGTTTATCACTTCCAAAATTACTGTGAATTACAGTTAAAATATGACAATTAAACTTTTGCGACCATTCCATTAGTTTTTGTGCAATATGATTGCTCTGCTCAAGATTATTTACATCTGCTACTAAATCAGCTATTCCATCAATCACTACTAAACCAACTTTGCCTTCTTCTATTTTTTGTTTTAAATAATATTCAATAAATTGTACTCTGTCTTTAAATCCAACTGTTCTTAATCCAAAAGTATGATAGCAACCCAAGTCTTGTTCTTGATTCATATCTACAACCCTACGGAATACTCTTTGAGCGTGAAACTTTCCTTGCTCTGTATCAAAATGAATTAAACATTTGTTTTTTCTATGTCCTCTTAACTCTCCACCGAATTTGTTTTTGTTTCCTAAATATACAGAAGCTAATAAACTAATAAAGAATGTCTTTTTAGTTTTAGGCGGAGCTTGTACAAAACTAAAGTTGCCATACGTTCCAATCGGAATTGGTAAGGTCTTTGTGCCTTTAGGTGTTTGTATAGTTGTTTCTCCCATAGATATTGCTACTGGTGGATATTCTACTATGTCATTAGTATTTATTACACACTCTTCTTCCAAGAGTTGCATAAACATTTTCTGTTCTTCGGTCATAAAAAAAGGAGGGCTTTTACACCCTCCCAAATATTAAAATGGTAAATCTACATTGTTGTCGTTGTCTTGTGGTTGAGCTTCTTGCTGTGCTTTAGTGGACTTTCCGTCTGTCCAAACTACTTTGCCATTGCCGATATATTGCTTTGGCTTTTTAGCTTCTCGTTCTTCTTTTGTTTGTGAATCAAAGGCTGATACATTTTGACCAAATTGGTTTGTTTCATCGTTTACACTTATTGTTAAGTTATAGTAAACTCCTTTTTTTCCTTTTACAAATTTTTCTTTTGGTAGATTCTCTACGTTAATGTTTAAATTGATTAGTGATGCCATTGTTATTTATTTAAGTTTATTAATTTATCTTTATTTACTTTTTTAAAATCTTCTGATTCATCTTCTCCAAATACTCCTAATTCATAAAAACCAGTTAGTTTAAGTACTGCTCTTGATAAAGCTCTTTTTTCTGCCATCTCTGCTACATACCAAGTATTGCAATTACCATCTTTAAATGATGCTCCTTTTAATGCAGAACCAAATGTTTCTATTGTTGTATTTGGTTTTGTACTAATATAAGCATTTGCTTTAAATACTGCAAAGTTAGGCTCACACTTTACAACTTCGTAAGTTATAGCAATGTTTTCTTTAGCTTGTATTTTTTCAATACCTTTTCTTGTAATTATTACATAGTGTTGATGTTTATATACATCGTCTTTTGTTAGTTCGTACTTGTTGTACAAGTCTAATAGTTTTTCTCTGTTCATTTTTTTGTTTTTAGTTTTTGTTGTTTATTTGCATTTCTTATTGCTAAATCGTGGATAACTAATGTTATTAGCATTCCAAGTATTATTCCTATTAAAAAAAAAGCTATTTCCATTTGTGTCATTTTATTATGTTTTGTACGTTGTTTTTAAAATTATAAAAATCTATTTGTTGTTTTCTTATTTCTTGTTTAATGTTACTGTTGTTTAGTCTTAATTCTCGGTTTTCTATGTGCATTGAGTTGATATAAAAATACATCTCGCTTAATGCTTTCATATATTTATTAGTTTCTTTTGGTTTAGCCTTATTGAACTCTAACAATAAGTTAGCTAATAATTCATAATTAGTATGAAAGTTAATCTCTTGTAATGTCATTAAACACTTCTTTTTTTACTATATCTCTATATGCTGAAGGACAACTCTCATCACATAATTCAAATATAAAAGTTTCTAAATTAGTTATCTTTTGTGTAGCTTTGAATAGTTCTTTTTGTAAAGCATCTATTTGCATATTTTTATAGTCTATTAAATCTTTCATATTATAAATTGCTAAAGTTATTGATTTCTAGTCTAACACCAGAGCCATTACGTTGTTCTAAAATACATTTGTTAAATAAAGAATATCTAAATGCTTTAAAATAATCAGTTTCTTTAATTTGGTCGCCTTGTTGTGTAGTAATAATGTAATACATTTTGTGTTGTTTTATTGTTATACGTAAATATAATACTTTTTATTTAATTAACAACTATGTTTATAAAAAAATATATAATTTTAACAAAACTTTAACAAAAAAAGAGGCTAACCGAAGCCAACCCCTTTTCAAGAAAACAAAACAAAACAAGAATTATTTTAAGTTAGTTAGTAATTCATTATAATAATTAATTTTATCTAATAGTTGTATATCGCTAAACTTTGTTATTTCTCTACTTTTATGTTGTAATTCTTCAGCAGTTCCTTTTCCGTATGCATTTTCTAAATATAAACCATATTTATATTGTTCTCCGTACCTCATTACATTACAAGCATAACATTGAACTTGTACGTTAGTTTCATTCCATCTAGTAGCATAATGTTTTCTACTCATAAAATGACCAGCCTGTAATTTCTTATAATGTGTCTGCTTATCACAGGTTACACATTTAGCAATTTCATTGACTGCAAATCTTCGTCTTATATACTGACTAAATACATTATCAAGTTTTTTAACTATTGTCTTTCTTAATGGTTTTTTAGGCATTATATTATTTCGTTGTCTATCTGCTGAATTAAATAACGTAAATCTTCTTTACTAAATTTACCTTCTATCGTTTCTTTGTAAGTAGATAGTTTTAGATCGTAGTATTCAGATTGGTTTTCATACCTTTTAATTTTTACTGCTATATTCATAGTTTAAATATAATATTTTTTTATTTAAAAAAAAAGTAATAACTTTAAAATTTTTAATTATTATGATTTTTATATAAAATTAAACATAAATAGATATAAAAAAAAACAAATATATATAACAAAATTAATATAAATATTAAATTATAAATATAAAGATATCTGAAGAATATTCAAATTTATTTGGCTACTTTCTGGTTTTTTCGTAACTACGACCACCAAAATATGCACCGACTATTAAAGACAATAGTCCAGTAATGTTTTCTAAAGAGTAATTTAAATACCAACCAACAACATAAGCAACTGAAAAGAACATTAATGTAAGTGGTCTTATATTTTTAGAAAGTTTATTATCAGAATTCAAATCTGCTTCCCATCGTTTAGTTACTTCTTGCATCTCTACCATATCCATTTCAAGCAGTTTTAACGCTTTTTCTTTATCTTCTGGTGGTAATGACTGATCTTTTTCTATAAGTCCTTTAACAATACCTAAAACACCATTAGAAGGTAAAGCATCTCCTAATGTATTAACAATACCAGAACCATTGTTAAGTAAAAATTTACCTACTTTTGTATCTTTAAATTTCTTCGCCATATCCCCATTTAAAATGTATACAAATAAATATTAAGTAAAAATTTAGTTCTGCGTTATCTTCTTCGTCTAATTGTGGATAATATTCAAATCCAAACATTAAACCTCTTTCTAATAAATTGCTAAATCCTAGTATCATATTTTTTATTTTTTAGTGTAATTCCAACGTGCTTTTGTGCCTCGTATATCGTAATGTATAAAAGAAGAATAAATACCAATTCCACCTTGTAGCATTTCTCCCTTACTTATTAAATCCTCTATTATTTTAGATAATTCAATAGGCAACATACCTTTAACAACAATATCTGCTGCCCTTCCCATTATATGTTGTGAATCTTTTACACCTCCAATAGATTCGTTGTATTCTTGACTTCTCCAAGCTGAATTAATTTTTATTGGTTTTTTTATATAATTTCTTAAAACCTGTAATTGATTTGCAACCTTAACCATATTATGATATATGTTTATTGGCATTTCACTTCCATCATTGCAATCAAACTCCTCTTTACTAAAGTTTTTTGTCATTGTATTTTTTATTTAATAATATTTTAAATAAGAAAAATATTAATGTTAATGTTACTAAATTAATATGTGCTTCTCCACACATACCTGTTAAGTGTTTTATAGTTTCTAACATTTATTAAATTTTATAGTTAATACCAATTTTTAAACTTTCTATATTTCTATCCCAATAGCGTTGTTTTGTTATTTCAGAAAATATGCCTAAATGCTTATTGATTTGTATTCCAAAAACACCACCATAGCTATAATCAATCCACTTATCATTACCAATAAATTTTCCGTACGAGTATTTTGATTCACCTTTAATTAATTTATGATGAGGTAATATATTATAATAGGTATGAATCCAATATTTAGAACGATAATGATAAAAATCTAAACCAATAACGCTAGATAAATCTGCAAAATTTCCAATTAATGCTAATTGTTCTTCATTGTACTGATTAACTAATTGACCATAAACATTATTTCTATAATCTAAATCAGAGTTGCTTAATAATATACCTTGATTGTCATACCAAAAAAAATCATAACCTGATTCTCCAGTAATTACATTAGTCCACTCATAAGGAATATCTGTGTGTCCATAATCATAGCTTAAAGACCACCAAGAATTTTCTTCTAAATACTTTTGTATTGGATTATGTCCGTAAGCCTTGTCATAAGTTCTATACATAGCTCCAACCGATAATGATAGCTTTTTACCTATTGGTATTCTTAACCTTGCTTCTGCGCTCTTATAGTTTAAATCTACTAGCTCATTATCATTAAGCTCTCCTTTAACTAACCACCATTTAGATAAATACCTAATAAACATTTCTTTATTTTCAAAAGACTTACCTTGTTCTCTGCCTTTAGAATATTCAAAAATATACTCTAATCCTTTAGCATAATTACCAATATTACTTTTACTGCCAATATTAGTTTCATCTCCTATATAAAAACGATTTTTATCTTCATAATCAAAGTGAGCTAGTTTTCTAAACCCAAATGTCTTAATTTGATTGGATGGATTTCTAACTGTTGTTTCCTGTAACTCTGAATTTTGTGTTACATAAAAAGTTTTTTCTGATTGCAAAGAGTTGCTTTGACTATATGCGCCATAAAATGTAGCATACTTAAAAACATCTTTAAAGATGTCTGCTTGTATGTTTGTAGTAAATAAAAGTAATAATATTAAATATCTCATATTTTAAAATTTATCTTGTAATAATTTATCTATTTCTTCGTTAAGTCTTTCAGTAGTGCTTTCTGGCAATGTCATTGCTATACCAGCTTCAATTTTTACAATTAAATCTCCATTGTTGTATAAACAAATAGTAGGTATAAATATAATTTTATCGTTATTGTGTATTTTATTATCTTTTTCTAAATAAAAAATACTAGTGTTGTACTCCTTAAAAGGTTTTAAAGAATAATCATCATTTTTAATAAATTCTGCACTGTATAAAACTATACTAATGTCATCCTTATAGGATTGAGCATTAAGAGTTGCAGAAGAAACAAATAGGGCAATCGCTACACATATTTTATTTTTTAGATATTTCATATAATCTCTCATCCATTTTATTAAGATGCTCTTTTATCTCTTTGACATCTTCTTTAATGGTATTCATATCTGATTGAACACCTTCTACAACTGACCTTGTTAATTTGTCTTTGTAAGAAAATTCAACTTTAGATACTTCAGGCTCTGGCAAAGTCATAGCTTTGGCAATGTCAGCTTGCAAAACAAAGTACATTGATGATAATGAAACAGTAAAGCCTACAATCATGCTTATAGTTTTTAAGTCTAATGTCAATTTTGTATTTTCTCCTATTTCGTGGCTCATTTTTTATCTATTTGTTTTAGTTTACTAATTGCCCAATTAACGCCAGCACTACCTCCCCAAGCATCCCACATAATACCGCCACAACCTTCAGAATAGGGAACATCTTTGTGTTGTTGATGTCTTTTAAAACTAGCCATTCTTGATATAGTATCTCTACTAATATTTTCTCTCCTAGCTAATTGACCAGCTCTAGTCCAACCTACCTGTGTTCCACAATCACTACCGTTTTTTTCTTTCCACTCAATAGCTCTTTTTGCGTTGTTTACTGCTCCGTCTGGGTAATCGTTATAGCTTTCTAGTTCTACTGCACTACCTTTAAAAGCATCATAACAAATTGCAATAGCTTGGTCTTTTTTGTGATAAGGCGTTAACATAGGTACGCAACGAATCATAAATTCGCTTTGCTTTTCTCCTGATTTAGGTTTAGGAATTGGCATACTTAAATCCTTTAAATTGGTGACAACCTTCTCCGTTTACATTTACTTCGTATTCTTTCCAATCTTCGCATTCATCGTGCCAAAGCACATCAACTAAAAAACCACTTTCTCTTAATCCAAGTCTAGCAAATAAATTATCAGATTTAGATTGTTTATCAATAAACTTATTAGCTATTAATTGACTAGGAAAAACGTATTTTCCAACTCTAATAGCTTTCTTTTTACTTTTTTTCTTTGTCATCTGTTTCTTCTTTAGGTATTGACTCATTTAAGATTTTTACAATCTCTTGTGCTTGTGCTAATAATGCAATAGGAAGCGTGTTAATGACTTGATTTACTCTTGAAATTTGTTCTTCTGTAATTTTCATAATTAAATTTTTAAGTTATTATGTAAATATACTAAATTATTCTGGTAAATCTTCGTAGGCATCTGCATAACCAGATTCTAAATAAGATTCCATACTAGATACTTGCCCAGCACTACATTCGTCTTTATAAAAGTCGTTTGCTAGTAACCAAAGAAAGTGATCTTTAAGACATTGAAGCTTATCTTCTGTAGTTTCTGAATCTGCAGCTTGTGCCAATTGATCATCTATTTGGCTAACTATAACAGCCTTGTGGCTCTCTGGCGTGTTTTCTGTTGTTATTATGTTTCTATACATTATTTATGATTTTAATAATTCAATTTCTGCTTTTAATTCTTGTATTGCTTTAACTAATATCGGCACTAGTTTTCCATAGCTTAACTCTAGTTTTTCAAGATTAGAATTGTTTACTAATTTTAAAGTATCATTGTCTATTTCTTTAACTTCTTGAGCTATAAATCCAAAATCTTTTTTTCCTTTGTTGTTTGAATAATACTTATTACCATCTATATCAGTTTCTTCTCTATTATCCCATACAAACTCTCTTGGTTGTAGTGCATTAATAAAATTAAGTCCGTATTCTAAATCTTTAATATCTGTTTTATCTCTTTCGTCTGATAGTGAGGTTATAGCTGTAACTGCACAACGTAAAGCTGTAACACTAGAGTTACCTAATGTTATTACATTACTGTTTCCATTTCCAGCAGCTTGGTAACCAATAGAAGTTATGTTGCTTTCAAAGGTATTACCTACGCTTGTTTGTACACCTAATAATGTATTTTGCCCGCCAGCTGTTGGACTACCCATAGTCGTACCAATACAAACGTTACCACCTCCTGTTGTTATTGTTTTTAATGCTTGAAAACCAATTCCAATATTACCAAATGCGGTAGAAGACCCAGAAACTCCTGCACCAGACTCATCTCCAATAAATGTATTTTGGATTCCTGTAACATATTTGCCAGATTGATAACCAATATTTGTATTAGAGCCACTAGTTGTAGTACTATATCCAGCTTCGTAACCTAGATTTGTATTTCTTGTTGCAGAAGTATTTGAGTAACCAGCTTGATAGCCTACTGAAACGAGTCCAGCAGCACTGTTTGACGTACCAGCTTGTCTGCCTATTAATACAGTTTCACTTGCAGTATTTGAATATCCAGCTAAAGGACCTAACATTGTGTTATTTGCACAACCATTACCAATGCTCCTACCAGATTGAAAACCTATTGCAACATTATCGTTTCCAGTATTTATTGTACGTAAAGCAGACCAACCTATCGCTATATTACCAGTTGCATTTGCTGTACCAGTTGCCTCTCCAGCTAAAGGACCAACAAAAACAGCAGTTCCACCAGTAAAATTTTTCCCAGCATCATTTCCGATTAATGTGTTATTAGCTCCACTCGTTAAAGAAGCTCCAGCATCAATTCCTAATATAGTATTTGCTTGAGGATTTCCACTTAATCCACTTGGTACTTCTCCAACGTATAAACTATCTGTATCAACTAAACAATCTGTAAGACCATTTAAACTAGAAGCTCCACCACTACTTAAATTAGAGGGTGCTATTCTAACGTTGTCAGTTCCGTCATAACCTACAACGAAATCAACGTTTGCCGAATCTGTTTTTAAATCAAATTCACTAAATTTTTTATTTGCCATTTTTTTTTATTTTATATTTCTAATGTTATATTAATATCTTGTTCAGTTAGTAAGAAATCTCCATTCTCTGCTAATACTTCAAAAAATGGTGTTGGACTGCAACCAGCAATAGATTTGTAAACGCTTCCCCATTCAACTGTGTTGTCGCATACTCCATCTCCCCACCAAGTGCTAGTATATATTAATCCGTAACCCATCTATTTATTTTTTTTTGTTAAGTAGTTTATTACTACATTCCAACTGTTGTTTTGTGTCCACATATTTATCATTTAAATACTGTATTAATTTTACAATATTTTTATTTTTTTGTTTATATCTTATAATACCCATCCACCGAAATCTGCGTTTGCTGTATCTGGGTAAATATCATCTTGAGTATTTGAATTGTACTCTGGATACGTGTTTTGATTATACACCATAAAATCTATAAAGTTATTAGTGTAAAATTGTGCTATATCTCTATATTTTTCTACTAAATAATCAACCTCATCTTTATCTACTGTTATACTACTTTCGCTTGTGTGCTTATATACGCCACCATTAGCCACTGTATACGCTGCAAAAGGCATATAGCATACTAATGCCCAATAAATAGTCATAGGCTTCACATACGTCTCTAAAAGTGTCTTATAAGCTACGTTAGCTGGGTCGTCTACTGTACCAGCTATAATTAATGCTTGTAGCTTCTCAAGTAGTTTAGTTCCTAAATAGTTTTGTACCTCTGTATCTTGTGCAATCTCTACCATATAGATAAACTTGTCAGGATCAACCGAACCAGAAAGTACAGAATACCTTTTAATGTCTTTAGTTGTTATAAATAATGCTTTTGCCATTTCTTATTTTATTTAGGGTATGCTCCTCTATTAGGCATATTCTCTGGCGCAATTCCAGCTTGTTTAGAACCTGTTGGATTTTTTATATAACTTTCAGGAATAGTCCTTGTCTTTTTATAGTTGCCTAAATTCTCTGATGGCTCTGTATTGCTTTCTAATCTATAAAGCACTTTTTTCCATTTGTGTCTACAGTAGATTCCGCCTTTAAATTTAAAGAGGTCGTAGGGTTGTCTATTATGCCCTAGTTCTCTATTTACTCCTTCTCTACTTGCTCTGTCAATATCTTCAATAGTCCATACAATACCAGCATTAGCCATATTCATCATGTTTCTACAAAAGTCTCTTTGCGATAAACTTGGTTTATAAGATCCTCTTGCGTAAGTGTATCTTATTTTATATAATCCGTTTTTTGAATCTAAATAACTAAATGAACTACCAGCATTTTTAGAATCTATTTCATCTTTTAAACCTAACAAACCCTTAATTTTAGATAGAGTACTTTTTTTCTCATTAATTAAGTAGTTTGCCCAATCTTTATTATCTACATCATCTTCTGCATCTATTTCATCAACAAACACATATTCTTCAGACATTTGTTCTCCACTTTCTGCCAAATGACCTAATACATTTTTAGATTCTTCATCTGTAAGACTTGCTTTCTCGTGTGATTCACAAGGCATATACCATATCTCCCCATCCATTTCGTGTTCGTGATGTCCTTCACAACCTTGCTCTAATGCTTTAGCTTCTGCTTCTTCTATAGTTTTGTAGGCTTCTATTCCGTCTATTTTCTTTAGGCTCATTTCATAGCCAGTTTCTTCTTCTATAACCTCTTTAGTTTCAATCACATCTATATCGCTAAATTCAATTGGTTTAAGAGTCTTAAAGTATAAGTCTAATGCTATACTATTAACTGCTAAAATTGCATCAATACACTCCACAACTTGGTCTTGAAAGCATTGTATAACTATATTATCAAATAACTGTGTAGCAGTTTTAATTTCTTCTGCATTGTTTCCTAATCCATCGTTACCTTCACGAATCCCTAGAAGCATTGGAGATGTAACCCTGTGTCCTACGATTAGCTTTCTAAAACATTCATCAGCTAAATACTGATAATGTTGAGGTGCATCGTTTAAAGGAATGTCATCTATTGTAGTTTTAGATTCGGAATTGTTATTAAAAGCAACGATTACTTTCTCTCCTCTGCTTCCAGTTAATTTGTTTAATACATCACTTTTAATAGACTGCATTTTGTCAGGGTCAGGGACGCCGTTATTGAAATTCACAACTTTTGTGCCACTAAAACCATTGATACAGTCATTTATAAGGTAATCTCCTATCTCGTCCTCTAAAACAGCGTAAGGCATCGCAGAAGACCAGTCTGGACTACTATAATAGTACTTTCCAGCTTCATAAGGCTTTAAAACGTACATTTCAACACCATTAGCTTTACCAAACCCAAAAGCTGGGATTCTTTCTGGTTTATGACTAGGTTTTAAATTATCCCAGTGGTTAGAGTAATACCAAGCCTCTATTTCTCCTTCATCATTGCATTTTTCTGCTCTTAATGTCTCCATTGGAAAATGGTGTACCTGTTTTACTTTACCATCTTGATAAACTAACTGAAATGCAGCCATTCCTAGTACTTTGTAGTCATTTATGAATTTTCTTAAATCAGACTTCTTAAATAATGACATCATTTGAGCATATTGCTCTGGTTTTTTGTCTGCATTGTGTGCTGCAAGACCTTTACCATAAATCATATTAGAAATACCTATTGTAATAGCTCTATTAGTCGTTGAGTTGTTGTTTACATCAATTATGTAGTTAAAATAGTTATTATCTATTCCATATTGTACCCAATCTTTGTTTTTTAACTCTACGACCTCTGGTGCTGTATATGCTGCTAGTTTTGTTACGAAAAATTCGCTCATAATACCACGTATTCGTTAGTTGTTGTGTGTTTTGTATATACACCATCATTAATACTATAAGTACTAATAGTTTGGTCAGTACAAAATATATTGTCTTTATACACTACACTTGTTCCATTAAGAACAGAAATAGTATAAAATGTTCCTTTTTTTAATACAGGACTAAACGTTACATTCCCTTGCAAATAGTATCTATCAGTAGCAAATGTTAAACCAGAGTATGTTACTGGTTTGTTTGTGTCTTGGTCTGTAATAACAATACTATCAGCAGAATATTCTCTTGGAATAAACTTTAATTGTTGTGCGCTAGCACTTGTTGTTAGTATTATCATTAAAAGCTTTTTTAAATAACAAAAAAAGGGCAAAAGTGTTTTATATAAAAAAAGGGTAATCCGAAGAATACCCTTAATTTAAGAAAAATTAATAAAAATTAAGTTCCTACTACAACAACCGTATTAGTAGTATCTCCAATAATTGAAGAAGCTACAAAATAAGCTGGTTGCTTTTCAGTTCCAGTAAAAGTTATGTTATAACCATTTAAATCTCCCATAGCTGCTCCAGTTGCTGTATTAACAGCACATTCACATCCGTTTTCGATCCCCGCGAGAAAGTAATTCCCGTTGTAATCTTGTACGATTATTTGAGGTCTACCATAACTTAATAATTTTAATTCTTTACGAGTAGCAAGATCTTGTTTTTTCAAAACTATTGTTCCTGTTTGTGTCCAGAAAGAAGTTCCGTTTTCTCTTGAGTTCTCGTTTGTTTGTTCGAAAGAGTTAGCTCCTTTTAAATCGTATTTGTAAAAAGTAAGAGCAGAAGCGAATCCAGTAATCTCATCATTTGTACCAAACGTAGCAGTTCCTAATAAACCACTTGTATAATTTGAAATGTAGATTGCTATTATCCCCCCAACCGAGTCTTTACAAGGCTCTAATCTTCCAGCAGTAATATCACAAGACATATGTTTAAGGTTTTAAAGTTAATAATATAAAGGGAGGTTTTACCCTCCCCTTATTAGTTTAATTATCCAGCGTAGTAAACTACATCAGCACCTACTCCGATAGCAGCAGCAGCAGTAAATCTCATTACAAGTCTTACGTTTTGACTTCCGTCCATTGGAGTCATATCAATCACTCTGACTTCATTGTAGTCTGATAAAAGGCCAGTCGCAAAGAAAAGGTTACTTGATTCAGCAGCTATCATTGTGTCATCTGACATTCCTCTACCTACAAATACCGGAATACCTCCGAAAGATAAACTTCCGTTGTTATACCATTGTGTACCTCTGTTATCAGTACCTGAAGCACCAATAGTTGCAGTAAAACCGCCTAACGCTCTAATGTATAATTTAGCAGCTTTGTTAGATACATATAATCTTAATTCTTCTTTTCCAAAAAGTGCGTTAGGAATTAAATCCACAACAGCTTGCATTTTATCGATAATGTTAGTAGCAGTTAAAGCAACAGGAGATGGTACATCAATTACCGTTGCATCAGCAGCAGCAAGAGTTTCAAGTCCGTTGTATTCTCCAGCTTGTGCGCCACCTAAATTACCAGTCCAAATATTAGTTTCGTTAGCAGCAGCTACTTTAGATGCTACGTAACCAACTAAATAATCAGCAAATGATGTTGGTAATCCGTTAGGATTAAATGCGCTATACCCCATCTGAATCGATTCCCATGTGTTAATAAAGTCAGACTTACATAATTGTAAGTTTACTTGGAATTCTTCAGGTTGAATAACTACTTCAGTTAAATTTACATTTGAACTTGCAGAAAAATCACAAGTTCCGTCTGCAATTAATGTTCCAGTTTCTACTTTTTGAATAACTGATTTGTATTTTACGTTAGGCATTACAGTAACACCACCGTCTTCAATTGTACTCGAGCTTAATAAAGCAGCCGAGATGTACTTTCCAGCAAATTCTCCAGCATAAGTTGAAGTAATATTTACTGTAGTCGCAAGGTCTATCTTTTTTGACATAATTTTAAAGTTTTTTTAGTTTTTAAATAATTTAGCAAATACTCTGTCTTGAGTACTCATTGGTTTGTTTTGAGAATAAAGGTGCATTTCTTTTTGACTTTTAGCCTCTGGGTTATGTTTAATAGGTTTTACTTCAGTAGATAATTCTACTTCAGCATCTTTAGAACTAAAATCTTCTTTTTCTCCCATTTTTGATTTTAAATCAGCAATAGCATCTTCAAGATTTTTAATTCTAATTTCCATACCTTTCCAATCAGCAACGTCAGCTTCTTCAGCAGCTTCAACTTCTTCCACAACTGGTGCTTCAACAGTTTCTTCTACTTCTTCTTCTACCGCTTCTTTGATTTCAGAAATAATACCATCTTCTTCAACGACAACAGTCATGCCATCATCTAAAAGGTATTCTCCCTGTGGTACAGCAATTCTTTCATCTTCATCTGTTACAATAAAGATTTCTTTACCAGCTTCAAATGAATCAGCTTCAAAGCGAGTGCCATTTTCTAGCTTTCTCTCCTCTAACTGAACTTCTAAACCTAATAAAGTTTTCACTTTGTTAAGGGTGTCTTTTGAGTTCATATATATTAATTTAAGTATTTACTTTTTTATAAAACAATTTTAGTTATTAGTTGTTGTAAATTCAACTATTTTGACCTGTAGTGTTGCCTATGCCTTGATTCTGTAAGTCTCCGTTACAACATTTAGAGTTGTAAGTATTGTCTTTGCATAAGCATCCTCTTCGACCTCCTTTTGGAGAGGTTCTACTTGGTGTTGGTGTTTGATTCCTCGAGTACATCTATTATTTCTTTTAGTAGTTTATCTTCTTCGCTATAAGTATCTTTTTGCTTGTCCTTTGGTCTGTTTAGTCGATCAATAAAATATCCTTCAATACTAAAGCCTTTTACTTTACCCTCTTTAACGTAATTATTCCAAATATCATCATTATCAACTTTCATAGCCACCATCCAAGTGCCTATTGGCATCTCTAAACCATACTTTCTAGATTTATCGTGTATATCATCTTCTACTAGCCAAGACTCAACTACTGTCATTCCAGATAGCTTTTCAGAAGCGTGTTCCATTGTTGCCTCTCCTTGATTACCTTGTTTTAAAAACATTTGTGATGCTTTTGCAACTGTATCTTTAGAGAAGTATATATAAAACTCATGATCTCCTGATTTTCTATAAATAGGTTTCTGTGGTATCAAGGCTGCTCCCATAAGTAGTCTTTTTTCTTTACTTATTTCTGCAAGTCTTATTTGCTTCTGATCTTTTAGTGCTATAAAGTCCTCTTCTATTGCTGGAGATTCAACAACCGAAATAGCTTCTATTCCAGAAAATTCTTCATTATCATCAATTACTAATTCTATAATATCCATAATTCTTTTTTTATAAACAATTAAATGTGTTTTTTGTTATATTATCCACCTAATGTTGCACCTTGAATTATTCCATTTTCTAAACTTTGTGCAGTAGTAACATCTTGAGCAACTACAAAGGCTTGTATAGGAGTCTGTTGTTGTTCTCCTAATGCAGATGCGATTTGACTTCCAGCTCCTTGCCCTACTATGTTAAATGCTGGCTCTTGCGCTACTCCTCCTCCTCCTCCTTCTGCTGGTAATGAAACAGAAGATCCAGCACTTCCACCAGCTTTTAATGCTGAAAGCCCTTTTGCAGTTGCTGCTAATGATGTAGCTATATTTATACCAGCAGAGACTTTATTAGCTGCAATTTCTGCTGCTGCTAAAGCAGTACCACCAGGAATTAAAGCATATTTTAATTTTGCTGCTGTATTTGCTGCTGTTGTTTGTTGTATTATTTTTGCTATTCCTACTGCGTTTGATGCTATTATTCCAGCAGCTTGTAAAGCTCTACTCTTTGGAGCAAGTTTTGCTAATACATTAACACCATTAGCAATATTATCTAGTTCAGCATCTCTTATAGATTTTTTAGCATCTGCAGCTGTTTTAGCATCATCAATTTCTTTTTCAGTTAATCCTTTTTTTATAACAAAAGAATCAGCTGTTAGTTCATTTGATTGGAGTATTGTATTGTCTACAGCTACAATTCCTTCTGTTGTTAATTCGGTTACTACTGCTAGTGTTTCTCTAGTTCTATTAGCAGTTTCATTACTAAAAGTTTGTATTTCTATATCTAAATCAGCAACTTTAGTTCTTAATGTATTTATTTCATCTAATTTCTCTTGGAAGTTTTTTTCGTCTTGACTTGCTGCCTGCATTAAAAGCAATGTCTGTTGATTAACTCCAAATATTTCTACAGCTTTTATAGCAAGTTTATCCATAGTAGATAACTCTTTTTGCTTTGATTCTTCTATTTTTAATTGTGCTTCTAAAGTATTTAATAAAGCTAAAGTTTCTTTTTTTTCTAATAATAAACTTTGTTCAATTTTTTTATTAATTGCATCTATAGAATCTCCTCTTAAATCTGCAAGTTCTTTTTGTTTTTGAAGTATTGTTAATTCTGTTCTTACATCTTTTAGTAATTGATTTTGTTTATCTATATACTCTTGAAGTTTTTTAGAAGCTCCAGAAATATAATCAGTAATTTCATCCCAATAAGCAACAATAACTCCAAGTGCTACAACAAAAGCTCCAACACCTGTAGCTATTAATGCTGTTCGCATTCCCTTTAAACTAAAATTGAATAGTTTGGTAGCTTCAAAAGTATCACGCATTCTAGATGCAAGACCACCAGTTAGCTGATCTAGTATAGCAACAGCACCACCATTTTTTGATACATTTTCAAATTGAGATGAAGTTTTTCCTGTTTCTTTGTTTAGCTTTTTCTCTGCTGTTGTAAGGTTGTCTACTGCTACTGTAGTTGCTGTTAAGTCTGCTGTTGCTGTTGCTGTATTAGCCTGTACATTAATTACTACTGTATTAGCCATCTTTTATTTCGTTTTATTTGATTATAACCTTCTTTTAAAGTTTCTGGTAATTTGTTTTTTCCTTTTGCTATTTCTATACTTTCATCTTGACCATAGAAATTATCTGCATTTAATAATTTTAGTATTTTCATTTCTATTCTGTTATTATATTAAACCTATTTTCAGTTATTAAATAATCATTATTTTCTGCTAGTACTTCATCAATAGTAGTTGTTTCTGAATTGTGTGTTATAAGTTCTATTTGACTTTTATTATTAGTTAAGTTTATGTTAAGACTATTGATTCTAAATTGTTGTCCGTTGATTACAAATATGTCTGCTAGTGTATAATTAAGAATAATGCTTAATGGTAAGTAAGCAGTATATTTAACTAGTCTTGAACTTTCTAAAAACAAGTTTTCTATATAACTACTATAATAATTTTGGTAAAGTGTTCCAAAATAATTTCGTAAGCCTGTATACTCATTAATCATTAATCCAAAGTTTATATTAGCTGTACTAGTTGAAGCTGCTAATGCTACACTATTAGAAGGTAATATATATGAGGCAATAGGTATATGAGTTGATGCACTATCTCTGAATGAAATTGTAGTAGTTGCACCCCCTGTTTTTAAAATAGGATAAAACAAAATAGGTTTACCTATAAATGGTTGTTGATTATCATTTACACAATAACCCCATTGCGCTGTTGTTTGAGTTAATCCACTTTGATCATGTCTATCTAAAAGTCTTTCAAACTGCATATGCTCAAAAGGAGCTACTACTGTATATATTCCGCCATCTAATCCACCTTCTGCTTCATAACTTTCAGCTCCCCATTTAGCTACGTTTAATTGTTCCCATTGAGCTGCTAAAAATGTTCCTAAACCTTCATAGGTAAAATTTATTTTTCGATAAGGCAATGCTACATCTACAGAGCTTGTATTTACATCAATGTATTTAGTAATGTCATAAGTTGTTGAGGTTGCATAAAAGCTATCTAGCGTATCTACATATATACTACCATCTGCTTTTGTGTATGCAACAAGATTAAATAACTTAAACAATCCTGTTAGAAAGTCTATTATTTTAATGTCTGGCGTTTGTTGTGTTATAATAAACTCAAAATTTGAATCACAAGTAAAGCTACTTGTTGAAAAAGTTAAATCAGGCGGTGGTAGTTCACCTGGCTCGTTGTTTACAAGAGTCCATTTAATATCACTAAATACTACTGGATCGGTGACAGTTATAATAACAGTCCAATCTCCAGCAGAAACAGAAGGATTACCTAAATCGCCACCACTAGAATTACTTGATAAGGTTGTGTTACTTGATAAACCTGTAGCTGAATAAATAGATAGTCCGTTTTGTAAAACTTCAACAGCATACTCATCAGTTGTATTAGAGGTAAATAAATCTAATTTCATTAAAGTGCTAGGTTCAGAATATTGAGCAAATTCTTGACAAACAGTTAAAGTAGATACACTACTCATTCCTCCCCAAACTTCTAAAGCACCACAGGCAAAAGTACCAGATGAAGTCCAGCCGTTAATAGAAGTTGGAAATGTTGCTACTTGGTCGCCATTACCTACTGCACCTGATTTTCTGTGAAGCCACATAAACAAATCATAATAAGGAGCATTTGTATTTACAAAGAAATCATTACTAAAGGTTATTCCATATGTTGGGTGTGCTTCAATAGCTTGTATAATTCTATCTACTCTTAAAGCATATTTTAATTCAGAATATAAAACACCATTACCATTTGAGCCACCTCCACTATGATAAAATAAATTGCCATCATTAGTTCCGTGATTACCAGAATCGTAATATAGCCTTTCAGTGTGCGTAATTAAAGGGACAACTATATCATTAGTAGCTGGGTCTCGCTGTAGATAATCTTCAATGTTTGTAGTGTTATAATCTAAACTTAATGTATTTAAATCACTTAAAGCTGCTAACTTATCCTCTCCTAGCACATCATTAAGAGCTACAGTTTCTCCAAAAAATACAACCTTATAAGCATAAGCTTTGTTGTCTTTCATTGCAACAGAGTTAAGCGTAACTTTACCTATTTTAAAATCTACTCCATTTAATTTAAGTATTGCTGTTACTCTTATTCTTGCATCAAAACCATTGTTAATATTCCAATTATAATAATGCTTAAATATCTTATTATTAGTAGATGAAGCTGGTAAGCTAAACTGTTGACTAAAAGCAGTAAATACTTTTGCAACATCTTTAGCATTAACAATGGTATCTGTAATAGTTACACTTTCATCTTTAAATAAATCTACTCTTGTATTACTTATATATAGTTCTACTACTTGCATTTATCTTATGTTGTTTATTGTATCAAAAGCAAAGCTTACGTCTATTGTGTAATTAATTAAACCATCTGTAACGCTTGTTTTATAGTTAATACTTTTAGATTCTATATTTACACCTGTAGTTTTACCCTTGTACTCTATCCATACTCGCTCGCTTAAAAACAACTGTCTAAATATTTCATTGTAACTCTCTGGGTAATAATCACTATTAAGAGTTAATCTTTGATTTCCGTTTTTAGTTAGTAATTTAATCTGTGGGTTGTTTACTGTATAAACTCCATTTGATAGAATATTAGACTTGTATTGTTCTTCGCTAGTATTCATACTTAACTTGGAATTAGCAAACATCCATATTTCTTGATATGCACCAAACTTATTTATAAAGACTAATTTGTAAGGTGTGTATTTACATTTCTCATAGGAATCAATAGTTATTGTTTGTGTTACAACTCCGTCTGTTATTTCAGCAGAATCAACGTCAGGATTACCAGTATTAGTTACGTATATTATTTGGTCTTGAATGTTGGGTGTTGCTGGAACAGTATAAGTTGAAATTGTTGCACCTTGATTTTTATAAATTAATTGTGTTACTGTAGTCGAATCAATAGGAATTGTAACTGTTGCATTTTTGTTTTTAAGAATAGTATTATTAGACTGTAATTTCTTTACTAAACCATTTTGTGGGTTTGGCCCTTCTTCAAAATATCCATATCCATAAAATGCTCTCTCTCCATAAACAGGAGTGTTTGGTGGTTGTTCATTTTCAGATATAAATTCCGTTACTCTATAATCTACAAAAATAGTAGTTGCTTCTGTTGCTGTAACAGGCGAAGATGGAAAATTACCATCAAACAAAGGATCTATATAATCCTTTATTAGTTCAGCTATTTCAAAATTAACTTTTTCGCTTATAGCTGTTGAGGTTAATGTATATTGAGGGCTTCCTTGCCAAGTAGTGTTTGCAGCTCCTGAATATATTATTATCTCAATTTTAGCTGATGTTAAATTAGTGTTTGTTAACTTTACGAAGTATGGACTTCTAACGTATATTTTCCCCATTAGTTATTTATTATTATTTTGTAATGCTATATTAATTCTTATTAACTCGTCTATATCTCTACCCAATGCAGCTTGAAGTAGGGGAGTATATATTTCTACTCCTTTTAAAAATGGTTTAGTAAAAAACATAGTAGGGGCTATTCCTCTATTAAATATATTTTTAGAAATTATATATGCTATGCTATTATAATTGCCTTTGGCAAATCTACCAGTAGAAACTCTTTTGCCATCTACTGTTTTATATTCTCTTAATCTTATGTTTTTTTGTTTTGCCCATGCTCTAATTTTACCTTGAAAAGAATCCCAAGTTCCACTAGATGATCCACTACCAAATCGATATGGAGATCGTGGAGCTTGTTGCCCTTTTATTTTAGCATTAGGAGATACTTTACTAGGATCATTTCCTCGAACTCCCTTGTCTACAAAAGTTGCATAATCAACACCATAAAAACTAATATCATAATTATTATCAGACTCTGTTAATTCATAGTTTAAACTATTAAATAATTCTCCATTGCCTTTTTTGTCTTTAGTTAATTCAGCTCTTGCGCCTTGAATAACAAAACTTCCAAACTTTCTAAACTCATTGGATAGTTCTCTTAGCATATTGTCATTTCATTAGGTACTAAAACATTGAAAGTTGCTGTAACACCAGCTAATTTATTTTCAAAACGATCTACAAAAAACTCTAATTGTGGATTGCCTTCTAGTTGGTATTTCTCTACATACAAATCTCCTCTTAATAATAACTCTAGTAATCTATTAGCAACAGCCATTTGCGTATTAAGTACATCTTGCTCGTTGCTAGTACCTCTAAATTCTGCTGGTATGCCTTCTGCAAACTCTTTGCTCTCATCTACTATATCCATGCATAATACCGATACTTGAAAATTCCATACATTACTCTGCATAGTTGCACCTGAAATCATTACATGAGATAATGGAAATATAGTTTGCTTGTTTAAGTCTACTTCAAAAATATCTCCATAGGTTACTGTATTAACAAAAGCATCTAATTGTAGAGTTTCTCTTATTTTGTTAGATAGGTTATAAAATCCTTGCATATTATTTAAATTTGTTTTTAAT